AACCCAAGTAAGGAATGGATAGAGTTTGGTACTGAGGACAACGCTAATCTATATCCACAATTTCTTATAGATTTATTTTACAACTCAAGCACCCACGCAGCCATTATAAATGCCACTAGTGCTATGGTGGCTGGCGAGGATATAATATGTGAGGACGAGGATAGCCCATATTATGAGCAAGTGAAAGAGTTTTTTAATAGAGCTAATGGCAAAGAAACACTACACGAAGTAATTAAAAAAGTAGCTTTTGATTTTAAATTGCAAGGTGCTTTTGCTCTTAATATCGTATGGTCGCAAGATAGAACAAGGATAGCTGAGATTTTCCATATCCCAGTAGAACGCCTTAGAGCCGCTAAACCTAACGCTATGGGGGTAGTTACCGAATACTATATTTGTGCCAACTGGAGTGATACAAGGCTTAATGAGCCCCAAGCTGTGCCCGCGTTTGATATGAATGATAGAACAAGCCCAAGCCAAATACTTTATAGTGGGCGTTATAGCCCTGAGATGGATGTCTATTTCGCACCAGATTATATCGGTGGATGTAACTGGGCTTTAATAGACCAGCATATCGCCGAATTTCATCTAAATAATATACAGAATGGCTTTGCTGGGAGTTACTTTTTATCGTTTTGTAATGGGGTACCAACGCAGGAAGAAAGATTTGAAATAGAAAGGAGTTTACAAAACAAATTCACAGGCACTAATGCAAGTGGTAGATTTGTACTTACCTTTAGCGAAGACAAAGCCCGTACGCCTGAGATAACACCTATAGCTATGAGTAATGCCGATAAGCAATACTTAGCACTTCAAGAGCTTATGACGCAGAATATACTTGTTTCTCATAGAGTGACTAGCCCTATGCTTATGGGTATTAAGTCAGATACTGGATTAGGAAATAATGCTGATGAGCTAAATAGTGCTTTTGAGGTTTACCTAAATACCGTTATTAGACCATACCAAACTACAATACTAAGCACTATACACAAAATACTTAAAGTAAATGGCTTAGATGCTGAAATAGGCTTTGTACAAGCAAAACCAGTTACAACAAGATTTACTATTGATGATATGAGGGCGGTTATGACGCAAGAGGAAATAAGGGAAGAATTGGGGCTTGCACCTTTAGAGGAAACTGAGGTAGTAGATGAGATAGATTATAATAGCCAAAAGCTAAGCCACCAAAGTAAGTTAGAAAAATGGATAGAAAATCACGGCGAAATAATAGACGAGGATAGCGAATTAGAGTTAGTTAGTGATGAGCAAGCAGGCTTAGAGGAACAAGGCTTTGAAGAGGTTTTAAATGAAATAGCTTATACTAAGCTTAGTAAGCAACAAAAAACTGAGCTAGTAAAAACTACAGCCCCTAATGGTAGGGTAGATAGTAAAAGTAAGCAAGATGGGCAAAGTAAGCAAAGTGAGTACCAAGATGTATTATATAGAGTAAGGTATTACTATAATAGGGATAAAACTTTAAGCTATAAAAGTGGTAGTAGTAGTAGGCTATTTTGTAGGGCTATGATGGCGGCTGCTGATAGGGGTAAGGTATATAGAATGGAAGAAATAGCACCTAAAGCAAGTGGTGGTATAGCTACTAGCTTAAGTGAAATAGGTGCTAATAAAGGATGGGGTAAAAAAGGTAGTAGTACTAATTATGATATTTTCAAATGGAAAGGCGGTGGTAATTGTCATCATAGGTGGTATCGTAAGATTTACAAAACAAAAGTAGGGCAAAGAATGGGCTTAGATGATGCTACACTTATTACAACTACTAAGGCTAGAAGTGAGGGCTTTAAACCTGTGGCTAACCCTCAGCAAGTACCAGTAGCACCCGCTAACTTACCTAATAAGGGTTTTGTTACGCCTGAGTTAATTAAAAAATATGGATAAAAAAATAATATAATATGGCTGGATATGTCTTATTCATCAGTGAAAATAGGTTAAAAGAGGCTACTGCAATTAATGGCAATGTAGATGTAGATTATTTACTTCCTTATGTAAGAGTTGCCCAAAAAAAATATATAGAAACTAAGCTTGGTACAAAATTATTTGAAAAGCTTAAAACTCTTATAAGTACTGGGGATATAAATTTGCCAGCTAATGCAGATTATAAAACTCTATTAGATGATTATATTTCTGACCCTTTGGTGCACTGGGGCTTTTTTGAGTGCATACCTTTTTTACGCTACAAAGTACAGAATGGAAATATATATGCTAAAACAAGTGAAAATGGCGAGGCTTTAAGTAGAGAAGACGCACAAGATTTAAGAGAGGAAGTCAGAAATACCGCTGAATTTTATACTGATAGGCTCATAAGTTGGCTATGTGCTAACAATACTAAGGTGCCTGAGTATAACGAAAATAGTGGGTGTGATGAGGTATGCCCTGATACTAATAGCTTTTATAATGGAATGAATTTAGAAACTACTTTACCAACACAAGGAAATAAATATAGATTTAATGTCAACTAAAACCAACTATAAGCCAAAGAAAAAAAACGAACTGGCTTTAAAAAAGTATATAAAAAATGCAGATAAAAAACAGCCTAAGCGGGTTGCCAGAAGTAATAGGGTTAAATAGCATAACGCTAAGTGTAACCACTTTTACCAACATAGAATTGGCACTAAAAATTATACTTTTATTAGTATCTATAATTTATACTATTACAAAATTATCGCACCACTATAAGCAAAATAATGGCAAAAAATAAAGCTACATCTTATAGTAAAAATGGTAAGAAAAAGAGGCGTGGAATACACTCAAAAAATGCATCAAAAGGGCAGAATGCTTATAAAAAACAATATAGAGGACAAGGGAGATGACAAACCTAGTAAAACTAACATCTATTTTTAATCATATCAATATACTGGACTTGGTTAAAAGTGGCTTAAAACGCTTTAAAATGGCTAAAACAATAACTACAGACCTAAACTTAAAACACTTTAAAATAGCTGAATTTGATAGCCCAGATGAGGTGGGTAGTGGTGCTAAAATGGATGCTGAATTTTTAAAAAAATTAGACAAAGCCCGCGAGCTTGCAGGCTGTAAGTTTATTGTAAATAGTGGCTATAGAACACAAGAACACAATATGAAAGTAGGTGGGCGTTTTGGTAGTAGCCATAAGCTTGGCTTAGCTTGTGATATTGCATATAAGGGTAGTAGGGAAAGGTATTTGATTATGAGCTCAGCAATGCAAGTAGGAATAAATAGAATAGGCTTAGGTACTAATTTCATACACTTAGATTTAGATAAAAAAAAGGATAGTAAAGTAATATGGACATATAAATACTAAATAAAATGGCATACAAAACTAAAACTACAAAAAAGAAAAAAACTAAAACACCAAAACCTTTAACCTATTTTAGTAACCAACAATTTATAAGCTTTAAACTTGTTAAAGGTAAGCACACAATAGATTTAGGTACTGCTTTGAATAGTGGCAAAGAGGTAGCTATATATTTAGAAATGCAAAATGAGGATACAAACGCCACTTGGAGTATTGACGCAATAGCTGATTGTGATAACTATTGCCAAACTAGAACTATACCAAATAATGTTACTACTAGTTGGCACCATATTAATACTAATACTGATACTACTACTACATTAAAATTAAATATAAACACCACTAGCGACCATAAAGAGGCTAGGGGATTAGCTAAAATAAGAATTTATTAATCAAAATTATATACAATGTTTAAAAAATGGATTTTAACTCAGACAATAAAAAAAGCTTTAGGTAGTAAGAAATTTCTATATACTATAGCTGGTATAATCGTACAACTATTAAGCGATACTTGGGGAATAGACCCTGAGGTAAGTCAAAGCATATTATATTCTACAATCGCCTTAGTACTTGGACAAGGAATTGCAGATAATGCAAAGAAGTAATAATAGGTATAGATTAAAACCGAATGAAATTGAGGTAATAGAAAAGCTAAGAGCAAACCCTACACGCAATGTATTGTGTATAGGAGATTTACACGAGCCATTCAGCCTTGATAAATATCTAATTTTTTGTAAAGAGCAAGTAGCTAAGTACCATATAACGGATATAGTATTTATTGGCGATATAATTGACAACCATTATTCGAGCTATCACGAGACGGATGCTGATGGACTTGGGGGGCGTGATGAATTAGAGTTAGCTATAAGTAGGATAAGTAGGTGGTACGCTGCTTTTCCAAAAGCGACCGTAATTTTGGGCAACCACGACCGCCTTGTAATGAGGAAGTCGCAAACCTCAGCAATACCAAGTAAATGGATAAAGAGTTATAAAGAGGTGCTTGAGGTACCTAATTGGCACTTTACTGATAGGCTAGTTATTGATGGGGTACAATACTTACACGGCGAGGGGGGAACTGCACGCACCAAATGTAGGGCGGATATGATGAATACCGTTCAAGGACACCTACATACGCAAGCTTATTGTGAGCACTATGTCGGTGCTAAGTTTAGAGTATTTGGTATGCAAGTTGGATGTGGTATCGATTTTGATTCATATTCGTTTGCCTATGCCAAGCGTGGTAAGAAACCCGCTATAGGTTGTTCGGTAATTCTAAACAATGGGCAAACGCCTATAAACTTATTAATGAAATTAGGTAGGCAATGAGTTATTTAAAACGAAACCCATCTTTTGCCCTCTTTCTTTTCTATATGGCACTTATTATAATAGTGCTACTAATTGCTCTATAAATCAATACTAACACCCTACAAGCTACCTAAAGTGGCTTAAAACGCCTTAAAACGCTTTATAAGGTATTACCCTAATAAACTTTAAATTGTTAATAACTTTTAACCATTTGGCTGTTAATTGTTTTTTCTTTTATATCTTTGTACCGTTGAAAGTAGGCGAGTGGTAAGCCAAGAGGCGTTAAATAAAAAGCACCAACCCACTATAAGACCGAAACCCTCAGCTATGAGAATAATAGTAGCCAGCTTTAAAAGTACTTGGCAAGTGGCTTAAACTTAAATTATAGTACTTAACTAAAAACAATTAAGATGGT